ATCTACAAAAAAATTATATGCAGTTGATGTGTATAATACGATTAACCAACCTGATTTTTGTTTATTATTTGGTACAAAAGTAACTTTGGCAAACGGAACCGAAATAAATATTGAAGATTTAAATGTAGGTGATTCAATAAAAGCATGGCAACCTGATGGTTTACCTGATGAATCACAATCATTGGATAGTGACCAAACCGATTGGAGATTTTATTTACAAACTAGATTATTGGGTGATAATTTAAATGTAACAGTTAATGATATAACATTTAACTTTGCAGAAGGATATTATTCAATAAATGATGGTTTAATCAACGCAACTGGTACTCACCCATTATATGTTTATGACAATGAAATAAAAAAATATCATTTCAAAAATGTAGAAAACTTATTACCTGGTGATAAATTAATAAATGGTATAGGTGATGAAATTGAAATAACTAATATAGAAATAGTAACTGCGGATGTCGAAATTGTAACAATCAACGTAGAAAATGCCGATGTATTCTTAGCAAATAATTTTGTATCACACAACAAAGGTACAACAACTCAACCGTATATTCCATCTTCAGGATTAAGAATGTATGTTGACCCAGGAAAAGCATCATCGACAGATGGTACAACAACAGCAGACTGGTTAGACTTATCAGGATACAACACAGGTATTAGACCAGCTGGTGTTACAAACGCAGCCGGCATTACAGGTGGTAACCCATCATATAATGCGGGAGCAACTAAAAAAGAAAAATATTGGGCAGGAAATGGTACAAACCAATTCTGGTATAAAGATACGGCATCAAATATAAATGGTGGTTTATCTCAATTCAATACTAATACCGGTACAATTCACATGTGGATTAGACCAACTACAACATTAGGAACATCTACAAGACACATTTTTGACTACGCTGGATTTTATGGTTTAGCAATTGAATCTACCGATAACTCTGCATTAAATAGAGTTAAGTTTTATGGTAGTACATTAGGAAATAGTGCACAATTAACAACATCATTATCATCGAATGTTTGGTATATGATTTCAGTAACTTTCCAATCAAGTGGAACTTGTACAGTTTATGTGGATGGAAGTTCGGTAGGAACGTTTAGTTCATCAGCGTTTACCGCACCATCATCGACAAACTTTTTAACAATTGGTAGTAATAGTGCAAGAACAACTTTTTGGAATGGACAAATAGGTCCTGTATTGTTCTATAATACATTACAGAATTCAACATTAGTAACTCAAACATATAACCACTTCTCTCCTACATATAAATAAAAATTTGTTGTTTTGGTTTAAAAATTTATATTTATATTGAGAATTAATAAATTTAAATTAAAGCATATAAAATGGCAGAAAAAATTGTATCACCAGGTGTTTTTACTAAGGAAAACGACCTTTCATTCTTACAACAAGGTGTAGCTGACATCGGAGCAGCATTCATAGGCCCTTTCAAAGAAGGCCCATTGGTACCAACAATTGTAAATTCACAAGCTGAATTCGAAACATTGTTTGGAGTAGTTGATGACACATACTATACTCCTTTAGCAGTACAATCATATTTAAGAGAAGCAGGAACTGCAACTATTTGTAGAGTAGCAGGTGTAGACGGATATACCGAAACTGCTCCTATACTATTAACAGCAACCTCTGGTGCAGTATCTGCATCGTTGGGTATTTTATTTAATACATCAACTGCAGCAAACGCAGGTTTTGCAGGAACAATAGTTTCAGGTTCATCTGTAAATGGTGATTTTTTACTTTCAGGTTCAAATGCAGGATTATTATCAGCATCTTTGGATTCAGCTGATACAAATGATATTGAAGCAGTATTTGGTACATCTCCACTTGGTTCTAAAAAACCTTATGTATATGGATTCTTTAAGAATACATCTATGGGCTTTAACACAAATACATCAACTACGGCTAGTGTATTAGGAAATCAATTGTTCACATTCGATGCACAAGAAGCATTGACACCAATGATTAAATCACAAACTATTAGTGGTGAAAGATATGACCTTTTCCAAATTCAAACAATCGGAGCAGGTAATAGAGCAAATACAAAAATTAAAATTGGTATTACAAATATTAAAGCAGCTGGTTCTGTAAATGGTACTGATTATGGTACATTTACATTAGTTGTAAGAGACTTTACTGATACAAATAAGAAAATGGTGATTGGGTAAACAATTCTAAATATATTAGAATAGCAAGCTTAAATGCAAATGCACCTGTTCAAGCAGTACCATTTGGTCATTCAGCATATAAATTACCTATATCAGCATCATCTGCGGTAGGAGCTTTAGTTCCGGCAGTAACTTTCGTAAGTTCTTCTACAACTGTATATGGTGGTATTGATTTAGATGGTAATACTGATAACTCAATCTACTTAAAACCAATTCCAACAGGAGCAGGTGTAGGTTCAAATTTAGTATTCGGATTGGATAGTGCAGCAACTAACGGAACGGCTTTAGCAGTTGGTTCAACTTCTGCACAATTCGTTGTAGCATTCCAAGAAGGTTTTGATGGTATGAATCCAGCAACTCCAATCTATAAAGGAGAATTAATAAACGCAGGTAACTCACAAGGTTTTGATTTAACAAATTCAACATCATCTGGTTCAGTAGCATATGGTAAACACATCGCAGCTTTATCAAACGCAGACGAATTTGATATCAACATGGTAGTAACTCCTGGTGTTATCAGAAGATTACATAGTTCAGTAGTAACTTCTGTTTTAGATATGGTTGAACAAAGAAATGATTGTTTCTATATTATGGATTCAACATCTATAAATGATTCAATTACACAAGTAACAACAGAATCTGACGCAGTTGATTCAAATATGGTAGCAACTTACTATCCTTGGGTTAAAACAATCGATGTTAATACAAACAAATTAATCGCAGTACCACCATCAGTATTACTTCCAGGTGTATTCGCAGCAAACGATAGAGTAGCAGCAGAATGGTTCGCACCAGCAGGTTTGAATAGAGGTGGATTGGTAGGAGCAGTTAGTGTATTGAATAGATTAACTCAAACTGAAAAAGATACATTATACGAAGGTAAAGTGAATCCAATCGTTCAGTTCCCAGGACAAGGTATCGTAGTATTCGGACAAAAAACTTTACAAGATAAACCATCTGCATTAGATAGAATCAATGTAAGAAGATTATTATTAACAGTAAGAAAATATATAGCGTCTACTTCAAGATATTTAGTATTTGAACAAAATACTTCTGAAACAAGAAATAGATTCTTAAACATCGTTAACCCTTATTTAGAATCAATCCAACAAAGACAAGGTTTGTACGCATTCCGTGTTGTAATGGATGAAACTAATAACACACCAGATGTAATTGATAGAAACATTATGAAAGGAGCTATCTACTTACAACCAACTAAAACGGCTGAATTCATTCAAATTGATTTCAACATTTTACCAACTGGTGCAGCATTTAACGGATAATTTAGAAAATAGATATTTATAATAGAACAATAAAAATAAAAAGAAATGACAGATATTTTAACCTTTGATAAGATGTTTTATAAGAATTTCGAACCAAAACTTGGTAACAGATTCATTATGGAAATCAACGGTATCGAATCATACATCATCAAAACAGCAAATAGACCAACTTTCACATCGGAAGTAGTTGAATTAGACCACATCAATGTAAAAAGAAAGATTAAAGGAAAATCTACATGGGATGATGTTACTATCACTCTTTATGACCCAATTGTACCATCAGGTGCACAACAAGTTATGGAGTGGGTTAGACAATCACATGAGTCATTAACAGGTAGAGACGGATACTCTGCATTCTATAAAAAGGATATCACATTCTTCTTATTAGGACCAGTTGGTGATAAGGTTGAACAATGGACTTTAAAAGGTGCATTCATCACTTCGGCTAACTTCGGTGAATTGGATTGGGCATCAAACGACCCATTGTCAATTGAATTAACATTGGCATATGATTACGCTATTTTAGAATACTAATCTAAAAAACATAAAAAGAAAGGGGATGCAGAAATGTTATCCCCTTTTTTATTTTTTTGAAAACATAATATATATAATAAACACATTAGTTATATTATGGAACAAAACATTGAACAACAAGTTACGAGAGGTTTAGGTAATACACCAAATCAACAATCAAGAAAAGATTATCCATTTCCAACGGAAGTTATTAGTTTACCATCAAAAGGATTGGTATATCCGGAATCATCTCCACTATCATCAGGAGAAATTACAGTTAAATTAATGACTGCAAAAGAAGAAGATATTTTAACTTCTACAAACCTAATTAGAAAAGGTATTGTATTGGATAAATTATTAGAATCAATTATAGTTGATACGTCAATAAACATTAATGATTTACTAATTGGAGATAAAAATGCTATTTTGATTTCATCAAGAATATTAGCATTTGGTCCTGAATATGGTGTTACAATCAATGACCCCAATGAAAACGAACCGGTTGAAGTAAAAGTTGATATGAGTCAATTAAAGATTAAAGAAATTGATGAAACTAAATTGAATAGAAACAACGAATACGAATTTATTCTACCTAAAACCAAAACTCCAATTAAGTTTAAGATAATGACTCATGGTGATGAAGTTGCAGTAAATAAAGATATTGAAGCAAGTGAGAAAATCACAAAACAAGGTAACGATATACAAGCTAGATATAGAAGATTAATAACAGAGATTAATGGTAATAGAGAGATTGGTTATATAAGTAATTATGTAGCTAACCAATTATTAGCAGCAGATTCAAAGGCGCTTAGAAAACACATTTCTGAAATGTCAC